CTATGGTTATGGCTATCAGTAGCTAACCCTACTTCTGCTGCTGTCTGGTTGATATACTTACCTGCTGTAGTATCATAAGCAATAATATCATTATCACCTACAGCTGTAATAGTAGTATCTGTTAGACCGTTAAGAGTAGCTGAAGGAGAATAGTTTAATACGTAATCTATAACTGCTGCTGAAGTGGGTAGGGTAGTATCATTATCATTACTAGCTATATCATCTACTTCTGTAACTACTGCTGCTGCTGCCATATCTGCTACGTCTATATTACTTAGAGTATTAAGAGAAGCATCTAGGGTCTTGCTAGAAAGTACTTGAGAACCTGTAAGAGTAGCTACAGTACTATCAATAGCTACTGTCAAAGTAGTAGAAGCACCTGAGGTATCAATACCTGTACCACCAGCAATATCCAGAGTATCTGCATCCAAGTCAATACTAAGAGCACCACCAGAATCTCCCTGGAAGTCTAGGTCTGAAGCTGTTAGCTGAGCATCTACATATGTCTTAACTGCCAGAGCACTAGGTAAAGTATCATGACTAGCTGATGTAGTAGTAATATCTTCATCTACACTTGTAACAGATGTTGAGGTTCCTATAACAATAGCATCTGTATCTAAAGTACCGGTTACCTGAAGACTACTAGCTGAAACAGTACTGTCTAATGATACAGCCCCTGTCACATTAAGTGCTGTCATTGCAGTCAACCCAGACACTACATCCGTACCGTTGCAGTAGAGAACCATCTTCTCACCCTGCGGTACAGGTACACCAGTCTGGCCGGATACCTTAACGGTTAGGGTGTATGCACCAGTGGTGCTGTTATAGATCCGATAGACTTGGTTCGCAGTACTAACAATGACACTGATGTCCCCAGTCAATGCCCCTGTGAATTCGTGAACTGCGTTGCGTTGTTCATCTGCAGTTTTGGCGGTGGTAGTAAGGGTTACATCCGAGTTACCCGCTACACTCTTGGAGAGTACGGTAGCTGTTAGATCCTCAACCAGCTCCATCCCTGTCTCGATCAGATCAACATCAGAAGCCCCCCAGGTTTGCCCGTCTGTCTTGGTGTTGTCGTAAAATTGACTCGCCATATTTAATTCCTTCGTTGTCCACTGTATAAGTAGTGATAGCCCACACCATCCAACTCCCATACAGGATCAGAGGCGCTGTCTGAATAGATCAGCAGTTGAATAAAGTCTCCCGCCCCCTCGATATACACGGTGCCTTCTGCAATCAGCTCCCCGCCAAGGGTGTCAGTACCTATGACGAAAGCCCCTAACCCCGCGCTCTCCCCAGTGATGTTGGCCGTCACTAAATCCGCAATAGCGTCATCCTCCAGGGAGTAGATAGGGGCCACTCGCACAACCGTTGTCTCCTCCGCCTGGAAGTCAAACACCAGCTCACGAAAACGCTTCCTACGCCTGGGCGAGCCGAGGTGGTTGTACGCCGTGAGCATATACGTCTCGATACTCCCACCGGCAAAGCTGTTCCCCACGTCCATCTCATATACGTTCACCCCCGTACCCACCGTGGATGCGAACAGGATTATCTCGCTGCCATCTGCCCGTTCACCACTCCACACCTTGTCAACGTCGAGTGGATAGTTCAGTTCAGTAACACCGAGTAGCTCACTGTTCTCAAAGGTGAATACCAGTCCCCAACCATTCTCAAAGAACAAGCGGTATTGTGACTTCTCCTTGATCACACAAGATGATATTGCGCTACTCTTGTACTGTAGAATCTTTGGAGTGATCAGGTGAGAGATAACAGCATCCTCAAAGTCCCCGTACTTCTGGGAGGCGGATAAATCAGTCACACCACGGTCGTCCAGAAACCACAAGCGGGAACCCATCTGCTGTGTGGTGTGGCGTAAAGCCCCTGACCGATTACCGTACTCACGGAAGTTGGCCAACACAAAGTCAGCAGACGATGTGCCACTCAAGATGTGGATGGTGTTACGAGAGAATATGGCGAGATCACCGCCAGGAGTTGGCATGAAGCCTGTGATTTTGTCTGGAATCCGAATCTCCCCGGAGCCCGTCACTGGAGTCCAAGTGCCTTCGGGATCGCCAATCGGAGAGAACTGAAGGGATGACCCCGTGTCCGTGTTGAATGCCAAGAACAGATGCTGGTGATGCGCTATACAATGGTCAGGGGTGTCATCCCCCATCCCGGTTGTAATCGCTGTGCAGGTTGTACCGTCCCAGGAAAACGCCTTCTCCACACCCGTTGTGCAGTACATCTTCATTGTGCCGTCAATATTGGCGGTCACACACTGCACAAAGTCAGGAGTCGATGACCCTATCTTCGGCTGGATGTTACTGCTCTCTTCCGTGAATGCCTCTGTACTGAAAGTAGCATCATCCGCAGACACTGTGGGGAGATCCCCCTCAAAGCAAGTATTGTTACGGAACACGTAAATCTTGCCGTTGAATACGTGTAGCCCCAGTGCGTCACCAGTGCCAGTTATTTCAGCGGCGTTGACCTGTAAGTAACCCTCAACACGTGCATACCCGCCGGTGCGCTTCTGCTCCACATTCTTTGCGACGAGCAGCCTACCTACCGGCATGTTCATGGTTTGAGACTGAAGATCCAGTCCCCCACCAAAGGGGGCATATTTATACTCTGACATACCTACCCCCCTAGTGGAGATGCCCCTATCCGCATATCTGGCAGCTCACTACCCATGACCTGCGCCATAATGCGCTCGTAGTTAGTTATCGCAGAACGCATCATGCGGTCAGACTCTTCAAAGTCCGCTACGTGCATCATCGTCTTGTAGATAATCAACTGCTCAAACGCATCCGGGGTTTCCGGCTCATCCGAGTCCCCAGATAGCTCAGTGGGAGTTTTCCAGTAGTACCCATCGATAGTGTACCCGCTAGAATCAGGTGGTACTTCCAGTCGAATGTACTTGTTCCAAGGGACAATAGTTACAACAGATGGCTTCCCGCTATCGCTAGTCCCCAGACCATGCGCAGTCTCAAACTCATCCCAGGGTTTGAACTTCAAGAACCCCTGATCCGACACCCCTAGACTCGTCTCGTAGATCTTGAATGCGTCCAGATCCCAATGGCCTATATCGCTTGGTGCGGCATAGTCAGTGGTATCTGTACTGGTAGTCGCAGACGACATAGCAGCGTACATCCAGTCCCACTGCCTCAGCCCCTGGATCTCTAGCCACGATAGATTGACCCACTCGACCACCTTCTCAGCCATCCCGCTTTGAGAGGTAGTAGCCGAAGCCACCTTGTAGTTCGCGTGTCTACAGACCCTCTGAACAAGTTGGAGAAAAGTCATTAGACGAGCGAGTATGGAAAGCGTTGAATATCACGCTGAACGTCCTTGCCGTCTATCTTCTCAAACGTAGTGATCACCGCGTTCTTGATAGTCTCCAGCACAAAGCGGGGTAGACTCACATCCTGCTCACGCTGGATTTGATACATCTTGCCGTTCACTCCGGCCACAATGTCATCAGTCCCGCCAATAACACCTTCCTGGTTGTGAAAACGAACCTTCACCCGTTCAGCCGCAGCCTTCGTGTTCTGGTTGGCACCGCCGCCTACTACTTTCTTAGGTTGAGTTGCTTGCATTTTTATTTCGCCCATAAAAAAGCCCCTCAAAAAGAGGGGCTGTTAAAAACACTCACGCACAAAAAACCCCTCACGAAGAGGGGCTTATGTGGTTAGTTGGTTGTGGTTACGTTACGGTCGTGATGCTTGCCGCGTTAGCGTAGTCAGTATCAGTGATACCGGCATCGCTATTCAGCTTCGTGATCAGCGTATCGATAGAGGTGTCAATTGATCCGAGATCAGTGATGATTGCCTCAAAGATAGCCGTCAAAGCTGCTTGCTGCTGCACGTTAAACGCTTTCAGATGATTGTCGATATTAGCCATGACAATTTCCCTTTACGCGACCAGCGCAGTGGTTGGGACCGTTGACAGGTCATAATACGTGGTTGTGATTCCCGTAGCGTCCAACGCAGTCGTGCCAGCAATGAAGGTATAACCCGAAGCAGCAAGAACACGGAACGCCCCAACAGGCGCATCGTTTGCAGGGCACTCAGGCCAATGCAGAGCCGCGTTCTCACCAAGATCCGCAGTTACGATTTCCGCACCCTTGGTCACAGTTACCGCATTAGCCGAGTCGATCCCCACCAAATACAGACAGGTAGTCAAAGCGGCCTGCGTATCGAAGGTCACACCAGTATCACTGTTTGTGATTACGGTCTCATCAGCTATCGCGCTTGTGTACATAACCCCGTCAATGCTGAAGTCCACAGCAGCGTTAAGGTCAAGTTTCGATGTGGTCGTTCCCGCTGAAAGACCAACAGAGCCGAAGGACATATTGCCTCCGCGCATACCAGTCATATTGTTACTCATAATATTTCTCCAAAAATTAAACGCCCCTCAATTAAGAGGGGCTGTCAGGTTAGTCAGTCAGATCACTGATTGCAGACTCAATACGAACCATGTACGAATCGTTGAGAATCACAGTCGCGTTGTACGTCTTCCATGAGACGTGACCACGCTGTGCCATTGGGTCGGAATCACTAGGCTTAGGATTCACAACCGCAGGAGTGACGCTATTCTCACCCTTCAGAGGGACAAGACCGAATGCGTCACGGCCAACAACGATAGTCGGATAGATATCCGCCTTACTGCTGGTAGTCTCAACAACACTCGTGCCACCTGTTGCACCAACATCAGTCCACGCAGTGAACACCGTAGAGGTGATGAAGCGAACTCCCTCAACCTTACCGATCTCCGATGGATAAGGGCTCAGAGTGCCGTACTTCTCAGTAGGAACAAACCCAGCCAATGCGCGAATATCCGCCTCAGTATTGGGATGGCACAACGCAATATACGCCGGGGCAATCTGCTCAGTACCGTAGGAGGGAGTAGACTTCACAACTGAAGTGATAGGCTTGGAGTTGTTACCCTTGAGGGTACGCACAGCCTGGCGGATATCATCGAGAGAGACAACAGTGTTGACATCAGTACGCGCACTACCGTTTGCGTAGACCACGTTGGTGCCACCTTTGATGATGTTGAAACGCAGAGTCTCAAGAGTCTCCGCAGCCTGCTCACCCAGAATGCCTGAAGTCTCAGTCAGAATGGGGTCTTCGTGAGTGTCCATCACCTTGTCAGTGATAGTGACCAGATCACCATACTGCTGCAGCCTGGCAGTCACATCAGTCGAATTGAGCTGCTTGGCAGTTGGAGTCACACCCTCGGTAAGAGGAGTGGTCGCAACTGACAAAGAGGTGTACTTGCGAAACTTGATGGTGTCTGACTGGTTCTTACCCAGTGGGCGAGCCTGCCCAAACTTCTCAATAACCATGTAGGGGGTTGCTCTCTCAAGCAACTCTTTTGCCGCAAACGCAGCGGTACGTGGGGCAATATCCCCATAAGCGGTATCAGCCATAATAATTATCCTTGAATATGAATGGTCTTAAAAACAAATGAACATAAGATTCCACACTCACAGAGGGACATCATTACAGCGCAACGGCCAATTACGGCGGTCAGCTACTAACACGTTCGTCTGAAGTATTTGTGGGTAGACTCTGTGACCTACTTCCCTTGTGCAGCGAAGTATTTGAAAGCGGATTCAAAGTCCTGGGGAACTCCACCTGAAGCGGTCGGGGACGGCTTCGATTTGATTCCCTGTGACTCTTTCAAACGCTTTTCACGTTGAGCCTGGATTTCAGAAACATTCTCTTGTGCAGACTCCTCTTTCGGAACCTCCACAACATCCTGCGTCTGAGGGGTAAGGGTGCTCTTGTAAGCACCAATTAAGTACGCAGCGTCAGAAGCTGTGCTGCTTCTGAGCATCTGCTGCACAGCCGGTGGCTGTTGCTTCATCCATCCGCCAAACTGCTCAGAAGCGGCGATATCCCTCCAACCGGGATGCGCGGCCTCCAGTGCGTCTGCTTGACCCTGGATGTAACGGTTCTGTTCTGCTTTATGCAGGGGCTGTACGGTCTGCTGTACAGTCGTGTCTAACTGAGATTGCATCGATGTGAGCTTGGCATTCATCGCCTGTGCAATCTCAGGGTATTCTTTCTCAAACGCAGCCCACTTCTCCTTGGATGCCTCCGGTATCTCTGCAGGGGCAGGAGTCTTCGGTGTCTGCTGTGCTGCGTGTTGCAACTCTGTAACCTTTCGCTGGTAGGCCGCAACCCGCCCTTCATTCGACTTCTCATACTGCTGAAGCCTGGTAAACTCTTTGAGGTCATCTGCAGACATTGCAGGAGTGGCCGGAGCCTCTTCCACTGCCTCAGCCACTGGCTCTTCGGGGGCAACCTCTTCAGCCTTTTCAGCTACTACTTCCTCAGCTACTACCTCTTCAACAACCTCTGTCGTCTCTTCGGCTTTCTCTTCAGCGGTCTCTCCCGAAACAGCCTCCTTAAAAGCGGATGCAAAGTCATTACTCATTCATCTTCTCCAACGGGGTCAGTAGCTCTGACTATCGACATAGGGGGTCTCACCGCCCATGTCCATCAGTGAACGTAACGCCGCAATCTTGCCCCTATTAAACTCAGTCGCATCCGATCCGGGGCGTTCAAGATCCAAATGCAGTGTGTTTATCTCATCCTCGACCCAGGTCAGAACGTGCGCCCATGTGGGAGAGCTCTTGTCGATCAAATCCCTGCTCCAGTGACCAACTTCAACTCCGCCTCTTTGTCGAACAGATCCTGCTTGGTAGATATGCGCATCTCCTCAATCCCCAGCTTGGTGCGCAACTCCGATATCTTCATGTCTTTGTCTAGCGCCAGCCCAGCCAACGCAACCTCACGCTCCGATTTGACCTGCTCCATCCGAGCATTGATCTCCATCTGCGCTACCTTCGCCTTCATCGTCTCAATCTGTATCTGAGCCTGAATCTTCTGCTGCTCGGGTGAGGGGGGCTGTTGTTTAGCCTGGGCCTGCTCCTGCTGCAGCTCCTGGTCTGTCTTGACCAACGCAACAGCGTCAAGCTGCATACTCTGCACAGCCTTACGCAATAGCTCTGGCACCTTGACCAACTGGCCATACGTAGGCGCTATCTGAAGCATCTGAATTAGGTTCTGCGCCTGAGTCTCCTTAGCTAACAGCGCAGACGATCCCCGCGCATCAACAAAGTAATCCCCCTTGATCTCTTCCTTGGTGCTGTTCTGCATATTCCAGTTGTACCAACGGGTCAACAGCGTTCGAGTAATCCCATCGTCCCAGTTCTTCACCGAACGCCGAGTCACCACATTGGCCGAGTTCATCAATAGACTCATCCCAGTGGCTGTGCGAGTAGCCCCACCCTGCTCTCCCTGCGCTATTACAGGTAAATTCGTCTCCTCATCAGCCAACTGTTTGGCCGTACCAAGGATCGACTGCAACTCACCCAAATGACTGTTCACCTCAAACGCACCAAACGCCTCATGAACACTGCGGTTCCTGTCCGTCAACAGCCACAGCTTCTTAGGTGACAAGTTCCAGTTCCCATCTGCAGGCTTAATAATATGAGGGTTAGCCACTACTTGAGGGGCTACAGAGAACCCACCATTGTCCAACGTCATGCGCCAGGCACCGTTGATCGCAGACTGAGCATTACGCATCAGGTACGGAATCCCAAACCCGAATATCGAGCTATCATCCTTCTCCCAGTTGTACACTGAGTAGGGGCGCTCCTCTGTCTCCATCGGGTTGATCGCCGCCTTGATCACGCGACCATCGACGAACCAAATGATCCCCTCCACCTCAGTCAGCGGGTTGTCGTCACACTCACAACCAGCCGCACTCAAGTCATCCTTGTCTATCGGGCCGTGGTACTCCCACACCTCGAACCGGGCATTACGTGCAGCACTCACCCCGTTTATCGCCCTGATCTCGTTCACATACGCTGCAGTCGGAGCGTTCACCGGCTCTTTCTGCCGCAGCACCTCCTCAACCTGATCAACCAAATACCCTTCCTGCTTGGCCAGCCCACGCAACGCCTTACGTGTCATCAGATGCCGCTGGAATACAAACTCAGCATCATCCAACGTCAAGGCACTCATATCAGGGAAGAACGCCCACGGATCAACCCTCTCCACCGATGGCCTCATGTCTTGCGCTATCTGCAACACCTGAATAGTCCCACCCACGCCATCGTCGAGTGTCTTCCAGCTCTTCTTCTCCCGCCCAATAACTATCGGCCCCTTCACAATGCTCGTACCTAAAATACAAGCATCACGGATCGCCTCCCGTGACTTGGTGTTGTACTGCGCCTCGTTGAGCTGATCATCCATCTCAAGCTGCATAGCGTCTGCCTTCTTCTTGGCAGACTGGATCACCGCCTGAGCAACATCGTTCGATGGCACCGCCTTACCGTCAGGCCCAACCACCGGGCGACCATCCTCAGTCATCGCTGGCGACTGATCCCCCACCGCACTGGCCATCTCCGGTACAGGCGTAGGCTGAATCCCCCAGTTGCGGTCATCAGTCGGGAACAACATATCCCCCAACCGCGCCTCTGCAGTGTTCGTCTTCGCCCTACTGATGTTCACAAACGCCTGGGAACCTTTGGCATCCTTGATCGCAGCCATCGTCTTCTCGTCGTAATGACCAGAATACTGCCGCATATCCTCCAGCCACCGCTCCTCAATCTCACGCTTCAACGCCACCTGATCCACAGCTAACGCCTGTAGCCTAGATCCGAACGCCTGTAACCGCTCAGACTGCTTGCGCTGCTCCTCTTCCATCAGAGTCTGCATCTCAGCCTCAGTCATCTCGGCCATCCCCTCTACATCCACCATCTCGGCCATCTGGGAGTTTTCAATTTCTTGCATAAGTTTCTTTCAGACATAAAAAAGCCCAGCTCTAGGCTGGGCAATAAGGAGTCATTCTTTTGTGTAAAGTGGCCCCTCGGGGTGCGCCGGGAGTAGGAGCGCCTGCTCCCAAGCGTGAGGGGCATCTATTCGTAGGGTCAGTAACCAACCACCGTGTCAGCCACTGTTCGGACATTTATATCAGGTACCGGCTCTGACCTTACATCGGCGTTAAGCCCTTGTAAAGCGTACTGCAAACTATCGTGAATATGGCTATACTCATTCTTGTCCGCTTTGTCCGCGTACCTCTCACCACTTACCCTCAACCGCTTGAACCTGTAACCACCAAGGAACCCCTTTCGGAGCATCTTGCAGTTCGGGTGCAACATGAAAGACGGCTTGCCGTCCGTCATACGGTTCAACCAATACCGCACCGCCTCAAACCGAGCTTGAGGAGCATTCGATGCTGTGGGATGCGCCAACAACCCCAACAACCTCAACTCATCAAACACCGTCTTCTCATCCGTAGGTGATCGCGCAACACCCGCAGGATCACCAAAAATCTCCCACGCACAATCCTTATACTTGGTCTTGAGCAAAGGGAGCATCAAACTCTCCGCGAACTGCTTAATGCCCATCCCGTCCACCGTCAACTCATCCAAGATGTTCAACACACCCCGTGGTGATAACTGTACAAACGTGGCAGATGGGTTCAAACCGAAGTCCAACCCAATATATACCGGCAGTCCGTTGATCGGCTTGCACTCGCCCACATGCAAATCATCATTGTACTGAGGGTATATCGGCTTGCCGTCCATCACATCGCTGTATTCCCCAAGCACATAACTCTTTATCCAGTTACTCTGCTTGCCTGGAATCTGCCGTAGGTAATACTCATGTCCCCCAGGTAGATTCTCTATGTTCTCAGCTAGTGGGTTAGGAATGTACTCCCCGCTATCCTCGCGAATCAGCCCACCAGGTTGCTTATGCAGGCTGTAACCCTCCAGATTCTCCTCATCAAACAGCCGGTACATCCATGAATCAGTAGAAGGTGGGTTGGAATCAATAAGAATCCCACTCCATGTGGCCCCGCCAGCTCGCTTCGATGGGTACCTACCAACACGCCCAGTCAATACCTCCAAGACCTGTAGCGGTAGCTCCCTGCTTTCATTTAGGAACGCTCCCGTCAGCTCTAAACTGAGAAGCTTCTTACTATCTTCTGGGCGGTCAAGCGCCAAAAACAAGAACTCAGCATCCAATGCAGTACCATCCCCAATATTCGGGAGAGTGAGCCTTGCGCTGATCGGCGGTTGCAGATTGACCTTAGCCATCGGCAACCAATCTATGAACGTCTGCAAGGTCGTAGTACGTAACTCAGGGTAACTGTTACGGATCAGAGCAAACCTTGTCTTCCTTGTACCATTATGAGGTACTTGCTGCATAGCTTTGGACAGCATATCCATGATGCAAGCTACTGATTTTCCTGAGCCTACTGGCCCTAGTATGCCTCTGACGAACGCAGTGTCAGCATGGAATTTAGCTCCTGTGACTGTGGCTACGTAATCTATTGACTGATTCGCCAAAAGGGTTCCTTGTGAAAATTAGCTAAAAAATATATCGGAGAGGCACTTTTTGCGTGTATGGGTGTATATATACACACCCCCGGGTCGCCGATTCGAGTACGCCTGGTACCCCGGGGTCGATTTGCTCAGCCCAGCTCACAGAATAGGGTACCTTTTCGCTCAACCCTCACCAGGGTCACATGCTCGCAACACATGAACGAGGCAACCCGCGCAGCACCGGGTAAGGAACCCGATGGTCTCGCTTACATATCAACGAGTTACCTGCACGCGGTGCCACATTGGTGCCATTCAAGGTAGGGCTTGAACCTCACCCTCAACTGTAACCCCTTGATCTATCTGCAATTGTTGCGCACCTGCGGACATATTGAGGTTGATGGTCAACCCGCTATTTGCAGCAGTCGTATCAGCCCCAAACAGCTTGAGGTGCTTGCCTAAGAGCTCAAGCGCAGCCTTCGCGCCTTGCTGATTGACCTCCAGAACCTCCCGCTCGACGTACACCCCCTCGAAAAGCTGTGCTTTTTTGGTCGGTTTACGCCCTAGACACATATCAGCCAGGTATCTGATGTCTGCCAGCACACCATTTGCGGTAATGCCCGTCTTTTTACTCCGTTTATCCATCACTTTCTGGATAGCAGCAGCGATTAATGGTTTGTGAAGGTTCTCGGTCCCGATGGTGAAAGCGGTCTTTTTGGAGTACCCAGCGCGAATGGCAGCTTGAGTAGCGTTAAGGTCAATCAAGTACTCTTTAACAAAGTTCGATTGCTTAGCGGTCAGTTTAACGGCTGGCATATCAACACCTTATAAATAAATCGTCTCTCTACGCTGACGGCGTAGCTCTATAAAGGTTTAGCTGAAGGGTTCCCCAGGAGAGAGACAGAAACAGAAAGACCACCGGGAAGGTGGCCTATGATTTTGGCGAGTGATGCCAATTTACGCGCGACACTAACATACCTGACGCCCAAGTGCAACAGGTAAATCATTGTTTTATCGGGAGTCGGGATTATTTTCGTTTATTTGCTTGACTTTGGTATACATTGTATACTATAGTTCAGGTCATGAGTTGCACCAACAACTCTACTTTTTAATTACTTAAACGGAGTAAACGACGATGAACGCATCAACAATATTAGGCCACGCGGCCGTTACCACACAGAAGAAGCCAACCAAAAACGAAGCCTTTAATCTCATGCGTAAGCTGGCAGACAAACTGCCAGATGATCATGAGCAGGATTTAATCCGGCTGTTTCAATTCTTCACACCTGCAACGCCCGCCAAGCCCAAAAGCATCGAGCAATGGGTAGCAAAATTCGCTGGTGTTAGAGACCCACGGTACTACCTGAACGCTATTTATGTAGAAGATGGCACCATGGTTGCCTCTGGTGGGTATTACCTAGCCACTATCACAACAGAATGGGAGAACGGATGGTATGACCCAAAAACATTAGCCCCGCTACCATCAGGCCATACGTATCACTGGAAGTACCCAAATTGGCAGAGGGTTGTGCCAAACATCGATACAATGAGCGTTTGCGCCCCTGTTGACCTGTCAACCATCGAAACCGCACCAACTGAATTAAACAAAAAGCCTGCTACGGCTATCAAACTGGTCTCTCAATACGAACAAGCCAGCGTCTGGGTCAACCTGGAATTCTATAAGAAAGTGATCTCGTTCGATCCGTCAGGCATCTGGTATGTGAGAGATAACGAGACTGCTGCAATCTACAAAACAGACGCTGCAACGGCAATCCTTATGCCTGTCAGAATAACAGAGGAGTAATTAAACGCCCCCCGGCACTGCACCAACAGCAACCGGGGCACTTTTCAATGCTCAATTTAAACGGAATCAAGCAATGAACCTAATATATGATACATCAATGACGGAAGAACAGGCCAGACTAAAGTCTCTCAAGCTGGTGCATAAACTAACGTGGAACCAGATCGCTGCCATACTTGGTGTGTCCGTACATACTGTCAAGGCGTGGAGCCTGCCCGATAAATCAGCCGCCGCACGATCACCCGGCCCATGCTGTGTTGAGCTGTTAGAGCTCAAACTCCAAACCCTTCACGGTGATAAACATCTGCACACTCAAGACACACCCACCAACTACACCGCAGACGAGCCTGACCACCGCATAACCTTGAAGGCATCCCTCAACAATGGCGTGTATCTCGCTGATTCAATAGACGATACCTGCACCACACTAGATCAGGAGACGTTCTACACGTCACTGGATAGCCTTGGAGCTGGTACAGTAATTTGTGCGGAGGTTGATGCAGAGATGTACAGCAAGATTGATAGCGACTACGGGATTAATTAAACCCTCAACAGGAGATAACACAATGTCAGGAGATAACACAATGTCAGGAGATAACACAATGTCAGGAGATAACACAATGTCAGGAGATAACACAATGTCATTTTTCAACGCAAATAACGGACACATCGCGATCAGCCGAGGCATCAGCCCTGATGCCAGGGTAACGACTGCTGAGGATTTACTGGCAGCGGTCGCACAAGGGAGTCGGGAGACTCTAGCCGCCGAGGCAGACGGATATCAAATGATGGATGGAGAGATCATCAAAGATGACATTTTCTGCGGGTACTATATCCCTATGACCTACGCCATCCATCTTGCTTCTAAGGCTGTTGTAAGCCCTCTCAGCGTGTTTTAACGCTTTACCCCTACCTACCCTACTGCCCCGCCTCTACACCCACCCAGAAGAACACTATCTCCTTGAGCCGTTCACGGTGCTGTCTACCCTTTGAGTGCTCCACTTCCCCCAGGTACTCAGCTCTCAACACCTCAACCATCTGATCAGGCATCAACCGGATCACATGATCAGCTCTCTCAACCTCTCGACTCCGCCAGATGTTATCCAGCGCACCACATGGGACTCTGCTCCTGCAACCTCCACCTGAGCTCCGAGCTCCTCCCTCACGTTCGTACCTGGACTCGGCTGTCTCTTTCGGATAACCCAGGTTGCTCTTGCCCATCCTCTCAGCCGACTCACACTTCCAGTCGAACCACGCCGCCGATAGCTCTCTCAACATCTTCAGATCAAATCTCATCATCATCTCGCTCATCTCTCCAGCTCCTCAATGCCTAACCTGCGCCGTTCTCGCCATCGTTATCTCGTTCAACACCTCGTCGGTAAACAGTTCAACCACGGCTTCAACATCACTCTCTGAGCTATCGGCTACTGTCTGAGCGATAATCGCCACAGTACCCACCAGCCCATAGAACACCTGCAGTGCTGGTCGCCCCCCAACATTGTCCAGTAAGTTCATCACCAGCTTGTGGATCTGGTCGGCCTCAGCCACTAATGCCTCAGCCACTAATGCCTCAGCCAGCTCTATGCCTTCAAGCCCATCCATTCCCATTCCCATCCGCATCATCTTTTCTCCAGCTCCTTTATCAACTCGTCCACTCCCTCCAGGGTATCGATCACTCGCGCGTCGAATCCAAGGGCGCTCAACTTCTCCAACCAATACCTCTGCAATTTACTCGGCCTTTTGCCCGGAGCTTTGAGCTCAACGAATACAGTCAAGCCGTCAGGCATCAAGATCAAGCGGTCGGGCTTGCCACGGTCACCTGGACCACTCCACTTGTAACAACCACCACCGATGGCCTTAATGGATTTGACCAGGTGCTTTTCGATTGTTGACTCTCTCATTTTGACCATCTCCGGCAGATGAAGTGTACGCAGCTATAACAGGGTAAGCGTCTTTTTTGCATTGTTTACTCTTACGTTATAAATACAACCATTAACCACCTACTCACCCACTATTTACTATTTACTTCTATTATTTATATATATACTGCTTACCTGCTTACTTTTAACCAATAAATAACTACAATTCAATGACTTAAAGGGTAAGCACTTAGCCTGCATTTAGTGATTACTTGCTGATTACTCACCCGCCTACCCGCTTACCCTTCGTGCCACTCTCCCGCTCACCTACCACTCATCGTCATGTTGTGGGTGAACTTTCCACAATTCAGCCTTGCAAGAAGCATTTCCGCGCTTACCCCAAATCTGCTTGTTTTTGAGACACCACGGCCTAACATTTTTTACTTTCCCATTGGATTTCCACTGTAATTGCTTCACTGTTCCATCCTCAGATCTGAGCTGAGAGCAGTGTGTTTTTAACACTTTTATCACCTCTGCTTTGTTCACATTCAGTGCCTCGGTTACGTCCAACTCACCCACTATCTCCCTCACATAATTCAAAATATCATCGATTACCATGAGCTCGGCTGGTGGGTTATTGATGAGTTGTAGTACCGCACCTTTGGTGGATGTCATGCCAGCATCGATCATTTCCATCTTTGAAGGTGTCATTGGTGCGTTACCCTTGGCATCAAAATGAGCCAGATCACGCCCCATGAGCCACCAATAGACTTTACCCACCGCACCATTTGGATAGCCATTAACACCATCCTTCCAGTCATATAGTCGCTTGTAGTAGCTCTGCTCCATCGGGGGATTCATATTAGTGCTGACCCACACCCGCCGATCCTCCTGTGTGAGAACCAGGGCATCCAATGCGTTGCTCATCAGTAGGAAGGATGTGTAAACGTCCTGGGTATCATCAGCACCGTACTTGATGTTAATTCTCAGGCGTGGCTCAGTAAGCAGATCACGCACCTGCTCCGAGATGGCAAAGGCATTCTTCCCACCTTCACGCACCTCATGTATGGCACAGAACACAGTTTTATGAAGATAGCCGTGATACCCGCCCCCATGCTCATCGACCATTGTTTTCAACTTAGTGGTCGTACAGTTACGATGCCCCAGCAGATCCCCCATGAGCTCTACAAGCCAACCTCTACCCATACCATGATATGGCGCTATCAATAGCGGACATATCTTCGGCCTCTCACCTGGGTATTGGATGTTGTATGCCACCCAGTCTGTAAACCATTCCCTCTCAACTTCGCTCGGAATCAGGAACGCGATATGCTCCAGGAACACGCTCACATCCTCATCATGCACACACCCCTCTACTGTGGGGAACTGAGCAGGATGATAGGTATTGAACCATTTCAGGTCGTTCTCGTCGGTTATGACCGCATCCGCGCCTGGCTTATAGCCGAAACCGCGAAGGTTCTTACGCTTCGCACTGTTCTTCCAAAGCAGGTTGGTGGGCACCAGCTTTTCATCCTTTTTACTTTTACCTTTCTTTTTGGTCATATATGGTGCGGTCAGAGCATTCCACTCTGGCATTTTGTATGACGCATGAGCGCGAGGGGCATCCATATCCACAACAGACGGCCCATCCGCAACGAAGTAATATCGCCGCAAAAACTCTTTTAAGCCCATGCACTCCATCTTAATCATTGCGTCAAGGTCGTCATCACTAATGCTCCCAGCACCACCGCTTGACGCTACCACCAATGACTTAACCCCATCATCGGTCAACTCCTCAAAGTCACCAAGAGCTGAGTTGAAACCCTTACCTCTCGCCCAGCCGAGCAGATCCCCCGCCCCCCTGTCGCTACAGTGATCGTGGTGGCACTTGAACCCGGATGTTTCATAATCACCCCCATCCTCGGCCTTACCATCACCCTCCCCACGACTTACATAATATGTGTCATGCCCGTTGGTGAACCCATCAGTGTGACCATCCACCCACGGACAGGTCAGAGAGTGCCACCCCTCCTCATTCACACGCCCATTCATCAGACCACTATCTTCATAAAGCCATTGGAGCAGATAGTCATCGCCGGACTCCACAACACGATCCACCGCAACAGGTTTATCCGTTAGTGGTACGTTGAACGCCTCTATAATCTCCTCCACCGAGTAGAGCATCCAGCTCTCACCATCGACCACACTGGTCTTTGGGGGCACACCATCTACGAGATACTTGAGCTTGGTATTAACACCTCCCGGCATACGCACCCAGCGCACGATGTTCTTTGTACTACCATCTGTACCAGCCTCACCTGCTAGATGGTTGGCAATCTTTGATGCCATCCAAGAGTCGGTCAGAGGCTCATTCAGCACATATATGTATTGATGGTTACCCGGTGAAGTCTCGATTACCCATGTTGGCTCAAGCTGGATCTTCCCGCCGTCACTCTTACTCCCCTCACCATCACCAATATCATCCAGCATGAAACAGTGGGTAGCCGCAACTTGATTGCGAGTAGCGCGGTACTTACCCTCGCCATTGGGACGGATGCTACTGGTTAGGAAGTAGAGGTTCATCTCATCATCCAGGAACTCAGGCCAATGTCCGTTGACAGGTCGCGCTGGCCACTGCCGAACCTTATTGGGGTCGGTCTTAAACCCACACACCACCGGGAGAGCACCGTCTGGAACTTTCGTAAACACATCCTTCACAAACTGATACGCAACTTCACTCATGCTGCAATACCCCCGTTCACCATCACCCTATTACTAGCACGTGTGAGCGCTGTATAGATCAGTTGAGCACGTTGCCTGGGGTTGCGACACCGATACATATCAACCTGGTCAATCATTACACGACTGAATGTAGCACCTTGAGCCTTATGGGTAGTGCCTGCAAACGGAGCACGAATGTCCACCAGTTGATCACGCAGTTTGAAGAAGTCTACCCATGCCTGACTTCTAGCCTTCATTAAAGGGTGGCCGCGATATTCATGTTTGTCATCAGGATTAAGTGGGTTGATACCCTCTGCTTTCAGAAGGCCATCGGACTTACGAGCCTCTGTCGCCTTCCTACCCTTCAGCGCCTCAGCCTCTTTGTAATCGTCAGCAACGAACACTTTGTACGGCCCCAGTCCTATCACATCGTTCTCTGGCATCACCCTGAGATCGTGGCCCTTAATACCTTCAGGGCCAAGCACTGGTGTGGCACTGAATATTTCTACGGTCTCATTATTTGAGATAAGTACTTCATCACCATCCACCACCGCAGAGTTGGCAACCATCTTCTCCCCAACCAGGAACGGTTGCCGTATGGCATCCGCCCCATACACCATCGGGCGGATCATATCGTTATATCGGAATGCGGCCTCATTTGTGAACACCACAACGCGAGCACTATCCACACTGTTGTCATTAAATAGCCGCTTCACCACTGAGTTGAACTTGGCATCAGCCACCACATGGATGCCGTCTCTACTATCATCAAGTACACAATGCTTGATCTTGGGGAATTTGAGAATCTTCCCGTCTAAATAGTCTACAAATTTTTGCGACTCTGGGATGATGGGACTCCCATCACTCTGACGTTTAACCTCAGTGAGATTACTTGCAGGGATTACCCCACTAAAAATCGAACACCTGTCTTTAACTGGTGGGAGCTGATAGCGATCACCAACAAACAAGACCTTTATATTCAATCGCTTTGTGATTGGCGATATAAAATTTAGCAACTTATCCCCAATCATTGAACATTCATCGATGATTAGCAGGGCGTTTGGTAGCAGATGCCCTGGTCTGACCTGCTCAAAACCATCCTTATTGTTCGCAGGCTTCAGACCAAACATTGAATGCACGGTGCGCACCTCCCGCCCTGTCGCGTTGCCCATAACCTCAGCGGCCTTGTTGGTACTACTGGCTAACAGTACCGCCTCACACCTCCCTGTAGCCTCAATCCGAGGAACAATATGGTTCAGTGCGTAAGTCTTACCTGTACCTGCTGGCCCTTGCAGGATGTGAGCTCTGTTTTTGCTCTTAATAAAGCGCAGGATGTCATCCTCTGCCTGTTGCTGATCGTGTGATAATTTCATATCCGTCATGCTATAATTACTCCTGTCTTTAATTGACTAAAACCCACATCAATGACTTTCCACGGTCGATGTGGGTTTTGTTTTATGTATGAAAAGCCATCCCCCTGTTAGGGCATGGACTCGGTTAAGACGGTTAAGACGGTTAAGACGGTTAAGACGGTTAAGACGGTTGCGTCTGATGTTTTAGTGTGTGGCTGTCATTGGAGCAACTGATCCAAGGGGAATCGCGGTGGGTCGAGCTGATGTAGCTTGTAGATAGGCTTTGAGCCTAATTCACGCTCACCCTTTTCTACTAGGTGGATCATCCCCTGAGAAACACCAATCGCTGATGCCATCTGCTGCTGGGTCATCTCCATATCCTCACGGAATTTTCGCATCTCAGTTCGTATATTCATGCCCAGATAATACTACCGTACTACTATCGCAGTCAATACTAATGTATTTATCCGACTTTTACACTAGACAGTTACTACATTTGTATTATGATTAGTGTAATATGGGTAGATTTTAATTTTTCAAAAAAGGATAAGTCCATGAAGACTGATGTACCCGCATCACTGGGGCTACGACTCAAGCTAGCACGGAAAAAAGCTGGCTACTCCCAAAAGGAACTAGCCGATTTGCTCTATGTTACGCAAGGTATGATCTCAAAAATCGAACGTGGCGATCAGGATAGAACCACGTATATGTCAGAATTAGCACACCGCCTTGGTGTTAGGGAGAGTTGGCTGGCCACAGGGAAAGGCCCGATGGGTATGCCATCGGCCGCTGAGGACTTCACTACAATAGTGGGCGTTAGTCTAGGTGAATTAATATCGCGTGACTTTAAAATGGTACCACTTCTCTCCTGGACTCAGGCTGGGGACTGGGATGAGTCGGTAGACCCTCATGCCGCAGGGTACACTGATGAATGGGTACCATGTGCTGTAACGACTGCGGGAGAGCATACTTTCGCTTTGGTCATTGAAGGGGGATCTATGGAGCCAGACTTCTATGAGAATGAGGTCGTGTTCATAGACCCTGATAAGCACGCAGAGAACAAGTCTTATGTAGTCGTCAAACTAGATGACATGACCGAGGCCACCATCAGGCAACTCATTATCGCTACAGATGGGGATAGGCTGCTAAAAGCATCTAATCCATCGTCGAACCCTCAATTCATTGAGGTTAATAGTAATATCCGCATAGTTGGTACTGCAATTTCTAGGAATCAAATCCTCTAACACCCCTTTACGAAACAGTCCGTTAGTATTAATTTGAATCTATTGCCTAAAATTAATACTATTGTATTGACAGCAGGAATAGTCCTATCGTATTATTGTCCTCAACGTAATAACCGAGGAACAATAAATGAAAAAAGCAGCTCAATATTTCTACGCCATCAGCGAGTGGTGCTACGGCTACTCCTGGAGCGTGGCTAAGCTGAGGGCCGGATTATGATCAGCGACCTCGAAGTTGAAGTGCAAGAGCTCCGTGTCTCTGTTGATCTGCTCACCGCAAGCATCGGCAACCTGACCAAAACCATCCTCCAAGGAGTAGAGGTCAGCATTGACCCTAACCAGCATGATCTCCCCCTGGAACCCGAAGCTGAATCACCAACCCCAGTGACTCTGGAAGAGGCTCGCGTCATCTTCACGAAGGTTGCGGCATCGGGGAAGCGCGAGGAACTCGTGACACTACTCGGTGATCACAATGCGACAAAGTTGGATCAGCTTGATGCCACCCAGCTCACAGAGATCGTAAGCAAAGCTGAGGCATTGACAGCATGACCCAAGTCGCTGAAGAGATAGCCCACTCCCCTCTTGGAGCCTCAAGCTCCTCCCGGTGGATGGGTTGCGCTGGGTCAGTAGCAGCATCTGCCAACTACCCTGATCAACCGTCTATTTTTGCAGCATACGGTACGGCGGGTCATCACCTGGCTGAAAACTGCCTCAACGATGGTAGCAATGCGCGATCCCATCTGGGACAGGTCATCACTGCCAAAGGGGAGGAGTTTTCAGTTGATGATGAGATGGCTGATGCTGTTCAGGTATACCTGGAGTATGTCAGGGGTATCACTGGGGCGCTGATGGTTGAGGTGAAGGTCAGCTACAGCCGGTGGGTTCCTGATGGGTTCGGTACATCGGACTCAATAATCTTCCACGGTGACCAAGGTTATGCGATTGACCTAAAAATGGGCACAGGTGTTCGGGTCGATGCCGAAGAGAACAGCCAGGCGATGATATATGCCCTGGGAGCACACCAAGACCTGGGGTTCATCCACAGCACCAAGCAGTGGAAGCTGGTGATTGTCCAGCCCCGCCTCGACCACATCTCCGAGTGGGATATCAGCACTGATGATCTGTTGGATTGGGCTGACAACACTTTGCGGCCAGCAGCAGAGCTCGCCCTGAGTGACAACCCGCCGTTCAATCCTTCAGAGAAGGCGTGTCAGTGGTGCAGAGCGAAGCTCCGGTGTAGAGCTCGCGCTGAGTATGCAATGAAGATCGCAAAAATGGAGTTCGCAGCATGAAACACCCAGATTTAAAACCGGCAACCACCCTCTCTCCTGAAGAGGTCGCAGAGTTGTTACCGAACATCGGCTTCGTTGAGAGCTGGTGCAAAGACGTAAAGACCCTTGCCCTGCAAATGGCAGAGCATGGCACACCTGTACCGGGCTACAAGTTAGTGGCTGGTAGATCCGTCCGCAGATGGCAAGACCCGGATGAGGTGAAACAAACACTGATGGCGCATGGGCTACACGCCGAACAATTCGTAGCAACCAAACTGGCTGGCGTTACGGCAGTTGAGAAATTATTGGGTGGCAAAAAGATCGCCGCTCCAATTATGAATCGGCTAACGATCAAACCGCAAGGCAAGCCAACCCTTGTTCCTGACTCTGATAAGAGAGACGTAATCGCCTCCTCTGCTGAGTCAGATTTTAAATAACCGACATAACAGGAGAACCCCTTATGTCTGATACAAAAGTTGTAACCGGTGAAATTCGTGCGTCATACGTCAGTGTTTTTGAGCCACGATTGAATGACCTATCTGGGAAAGAGGAGTACAGCCTCGTTGCACTCATCCCCAAGAAGGATAAGGAGACTATTACCGATCTCAAAGCTGCGATGGAAGCGGCCAAAGAGAAGAAGTTTGGCAATAAGATCCCCAGTGGTCTCCAGTCGCCTATCCATGATGGTGATGGGTCGAAACCAAATGGCGGTGAGTATACCGAGGAGTGTCATGGTCACTGGGTGCTCAATGTAAAGAGCAATTATCAACCCGGCGTTGTTGACACAAAGGTTCGGCCAGTAATGGACCAGGGTGAATTCCAGTCAGGTGATTATTGCCGCGTCTCTCTTAACGCTTATGCCTATGATAACAAAAGGAAAGGCGTTAGCTTTGGTCTTAATAATGTGCAGGTACTCCGCAAGGGTGACCCGCTCGGTGGCCATAGTGCGGCAACTGATGACTTCGGTGCGGTAGAGACTGCTGACGAAGCTGAAGCCGACTTCTAACCATGAGCAAGCAGCCCATCATTGTTGACATCGAAGTTTATCCAAACTTCTTTGTCGCGGTATTCCGCTCAATCAAGACTGGCGCGCATCGTGTGCACTACCTTGAGGATGCACAGGAGATTAAAAAGCTCCTACTTACCAAAACAATGGTGGGCTTTAACTCAAATAACTATGACCTTCCCATCCTCTGGCGTATTGCGGATGGGAAGGTCACTACCCACGAACAGATCAAAGCTCTCAATGACAAGATCATCAATAGCAATATGAAGCATTGGCAGCACAACCCTCAGATACCCATGCACAAGATGAGTAGCATCGATCTATACGAAGTCGCTCCAGGGGTGCAGGTATCACTGAAGCAGTACGGCGGGAGGATGCACTCCCCCAAGATGCAGGATCTCCCACTTGAACCAGACACAGTGCTTACTGATGAGCAGAAAGAGCTGATCACTAAGTATTGCCATAACGATGTGGACGTAACTGAACAGCTCTATCGCTCACTAGGGGCACAGCTCGATCTTCGCAGGAGAATGAGCGCTGAGTACAACACCGATCTGATGAGCAAGTCAGATGCCCAGATTGCAGAAGCGGTATTCCGCAACAAGCTGGATAACACCCCCAAACCAACCATTGATGCGAGCCTGGAGTGGCAGTATCAGCCTCCTGAATGGATGACCAATGGGGGCATTGTTGAGGGTGCCAAGTTCAGCCTCAACGATAAGCTCAAAGTCATTGCCCCAAAGCTGGATAAGAAGCATATCGGAATCGGTAACAGTGTTTACAGTTTTGGTATTGGCGGGCTCCACTCTACTGAAAAATGTGCAGCCCACCATTCCGATAATGACACCGTGCTGCGCGATTTCGATGTGACTAGCTACTACCCAGGAGTGATTCTTGGTCAAAGATTGTACCCAGAGCAGTTAGGGGAGCAGTTCCTGGATGTGTATGGGTCAATAGTTAATGAGCGGATCAGAGCAAAGCGCAGTGGTAACAAGGTTGTTGCTGACTCGCTCAAGATCACGATCAATGGATCGTTTGGAAAATTTGGCTCCAAGTGGTCATTCCTCTACTCCCCCACCCTGCTAACCCAGGTCACACTGACCGGTCAACTCGCGCTCCTGATGCTCATTGAACAATTGGAGGGTATGGGAGTGCCAGTAGTGAGTGGGAACACTGATGGCATTGTAGTTAAGCACAGTGCTGATTTGACTAATGCAGTGGATCAACTTGTAGCAGATTGGGAGAAGCAGACCGGCTTTGAGATGGAGGAGACACGTTATGAATCCCTCTACAGCCGTGATGTGAATAACTACTTCGCTGTGAAGGGGAGCGAGATCAAAGGTAAGGGAATATTCGCCACACCAGGATTGATGAAGAACCCTACCAACCGCATCTGCTTTGAGGCAATCACCAACAATGCGCTGACCTATCAGCCTATTGAAGATTACATCTGTAATTGCACCGACATCACCAAGTTCCTAACCATCCGTAGAGTGACTGGTGGAGCAGTTAAGGATGATGAGCTGATCGGCAAGATGATCCGTTGGTACTACTCCACTGAGGTGGAGGGGACTATTAATTACAAGAAGAACGGTAACAAGGTGCCGCGCACAGACGGCGCTCGTCCTCTGATGGATCTCCCTGCCGAACTACCAACCGACATTAACTACGACTGGTACATCAAAGAGGCCCGATCAACTATGCGTGATTGCGCTTATGAGGAGCAAAGCTGGTGAGTAAATAATTTCCTCCTGCCAGGCGTTGATGAGCTTCCGCCTGGCCACTCCCCTCCCCGATTTTAGGGAGGGGCTTTTTAACAAGATTTATGGCAGGGCAGGGCCAGGCGCGGCCAGGCGCGGCCAGGCAGGGCAAAGCAAGGCAAGGCAAGGCAGGCGAGGCAAGGCACTCCAAAGCACGGCGCGGCAAGGCTAGGCAAGGCGGGGCAAGGCAGGCAAGGCGTGGCAAGGCATGGCTAGGCTAGGCAAAGCAAGGCAGGCGAGGCGCGGCCAGGCTAGGCTCGGCGAGGCAAGGCATGGCTAGGCTAGGCAAAGCAAGGCAGGCGAGGCGCGGCCAGGCAGGGCAAGGCGGGGCAAGGCAGGCATGGCAAAGGATTGGCAGTTCCACAAACTGTCCTGGCACTGTAACGAGCGAGCAGTGACCAGTACAACAAGCTCATTTGAAATGAAAGGTACTTAATGATGGCAACAGCTAAAAAAACAAAAGCAGTCGAGTCAATTGTAATTGCGGCTCCAAATATTCAAACAACACAGTTCGACATTATAGGCACTGCACCCTACGTGCAGCATAAGTTCTCAGCCAAAGCCAAGCGAATGATGTTGTCCGCCCAGGTTGAAGGCCCAAAAGCGAAGAACAAGAAGGCTAGAGACCCTCGCGACATTGAAGCGGATTACCAGGGAGCAATGCACCTCACCTCTGAAGGTAAGCATGGCATCCCTGCCCCAGCATTCCGTAGTGCGCTGATTTCAGCGTGTCGTGTAGCTGGGTTCCAGATGACTAAGGCCAAGCTCTCTGTATTTGTAGAGCCCGATGGTTTTGATAGTGATGACGGTACGCCACTGGTATTCCTGGAAGGGAAACCAAAGATGCACCAAGCATCTGTTCGACTTGAGTCTGGTGTTGCATCTATAGCGATACGCCCTATGTGGGAAACGTGGACAGCCAAGTTGAGGGTTCGGTTTGATGCAGACCAATTCTCCCCTTCTGATGTCGCCAATTTGTTGCTACGGGCAGGCCTACAGGTAGGGATTGGTGAAGGCCGCCCAGATTCTAAGAAGTCCCACGGCATGGGCTGGGGAACATTTGAAATTGTAGAAGGGAGTTAAACGATGAAAAAGAGCGTAGCAGAGAAGTTGAAGGCCATGTTGTCGGCTGATGGAAATTTGACAACTGCGAAAGTGCTGGCTGAGGCGGGAGACGAGAAGTCCCCCCTCCATTCTGAGTTCCAGTGGAACGATGATAAAGCCGCGATTAAGTATCGACAGATTCAGGCTCGTAACTTAATCAAGCGGTACAACGTGGTTATCGAGAAGCCAGAAGAGAAGCTGGTACACATACCTAATGTGTCTGTTGGCCCAGGGCAATACAAACCAGCCCATGCGATTGTAAAGGTGCTCAGTGAGTTTGAACGGGCGATGGACGAGGCACAAAAGAAACTGAACGCAGCTAAGAAGTCAGTTGAAGCCTTGGAAGCCGCAGTCCAAGGCCATGACGACTCCACAACTACTCTGCTCGCTCTAGCTATGAAAGGTTTGAATACTGCAAGTGACGCAATACAGCGGGTTCATTAAAAGCTCGGCAAACCAAAGCTGGGCTGGGCAAGGCAAGGCAGGCGAGGCATGGCAGGGCCAGGCGTGGCTGGGCAAGGCAAGGCAGGCGTGGCTAGGCTAGGCATGGCAGGGCCAGGCGCGGCTAGGCAAGGCAAAGCAAGGCAGGCAAGGCGCGGCCAGGCTAGGCGCGGCGTGGCTCGGCGGGGCGAGGCAAGGGAGCTGGTCAACTCAAGAAACTGACCAACCTAATTTTAGAGAACGAGAAATGAAACTAAGCAGAGAAAATCTACACTCCTACCAGCACAGAGCGATTGCGTTTATTAAGTCGCATCCAGTGGCTTACCTGGCCATCGACTGCGGTATGGGGAAAACAATTTCCGTTCTCACTGCGCTCCAAGAGCAGCTGGACGCGGGAGAGATTAAGAAGGTTCTCATTCTTGCTCCCCCACGGGTGGTTGAGCACGTCTGGACAACAGAGACTAAAAACTGGACTCATATTAATCTGGAGGTGGTGCCCCTGGTCGGTACTCCGAAGAAGCGAACCGCCCTACTCCGCGAAAACCACCAAGCGTACGCGATGTCGTACGACCTGATGCACTGGCTGGTTGCCCTCTACGCTAAACGCACATGGGATTTTGATGTGATCGTGGCAGATGAAGCCTCCATGCTCAAAGGGCACAACAGCCGACGAGTGAAGTCTATTCGCAAGATTCGCAAGGCAGTTGAGCGGTTCATCTGCCTATCGGGTACTCCATCAGCCAACAGCCTGCTCGGATTATGGGGGCAATATATCTGCTGTGACCAAGGGGAGAGACTGGGGACAGCCTACACCCGATACCGTGATCGCTTCTGGGTTGATGTGAGCCGCATGGGGTGGCAGTGGGAACTACGCCCTGGAGCAGAGAAGCATATCCACGAGCGCATTAGAGACATCACAGTGAGTATGCTGGCAGAGGATTATCTGGAACTACCAGATTTACTCTCTAACGACATCCGAATCTATCTCCCCCCAAACGTGAGAGCAATTTATGAAGAGATTGAGAAGGAATTTCTCATTACGCTTGAGAAAGGCACCGACATCATGGCCCCCAACAGCGCGGTTTTATCAGGGAAGCTCCGACAAATCTCCAGCGGTTTCTTATACGACGAAGAGGGAGAGACTCACGACCTGCACACCGCCAAGCTGGATGCCTTGGAGGAGGTCATTGGAGAGTCTGGTGGCCCGGTACTTGTGTTCTACGAGTTCAAAGCTGATGCCGCCCGTATCAAGTCACGCTTCAAAAAAGCCGTAGATGTCAAAGCAAAAGGTGTAATTGAGGCGTGGAACCGTGGCGAAGTACCGCTCTTGATAGGCCACTTTGCCTCAATGAGCCACGGTCTATCACTCCAGCATGGAGGCAATGTGATGGTTATGTACTCCATCCCTTGGAGCAATGAGCTCTACCTCCAGGCAATAGGGCGACTCCACCGCCAGGGGCAAAAAAGCACAACAACAGTTCATCACTTGGTAGCTGCTGACTCGATAGACGAAAAGGTGCTAAGAGTTTTAGGCGAGAAAGAATTAACCCAAAACGCCTTACTCCACGCAATGAAGGCACCGCAATGTTAACCCCCGACCCAGAAGAGCAGCGTGATTATGAAGCCAACCGAGCAGACACTCAGTACACAGACGGACTTATAGGAGGTACCCCAATGTTAATACTCGACACAAACCAAGATGCTAAAACACTCCGTGAACTCGCTGACCGGATGAAGCGTAACCCTCACGCTATCAGCGACGATGAGCTAAGGCGCTACGGTGTGCAAATAGAAACCATGCTGCGTAAATCATTTATCCATGTGCCCAGCGATACTCCTTTCTATGAGGAGATGGGATGAGATACGGGGCAAAACCAACTGTACACGATGGAGTCGAATACCCCTCACGTACCGCGTTGGCGAGGGAATTGAAAATGAGCCGACGAGTCCTCGGCACCCGGATAGCTAAAAACATCCCACTAGACGATCCCATTTTAACGAGACAGCAGGCTTGCGCAATATCTGCAAAGAACGACGAGCTGAAAAAGTTCAGACCCGAGTTACTAAGTAAAGGCATGACAGTAGATCAGGGAATGGTTGCACTACAGATAATATTGGAGAGAAATAAATGAGTCATATACACGCAGCAGAAATGAAGTTGTACGCAGAGGATGCAGCTGAGACTGATGAACCTTGGGAGAGGTGGGAGGTCTGTTTTGCAAAAGTTGATTGGGGATCACTTAGTATTCATCCTAAATGGCTCCCGAATAATAAGTACCGCCGCATTGATCCATTGAGGGAGTTCAAGGAAGCACGTGAGAGAGGTGAAATGATCGAGTTTCATACTACTCCCGATGCCCCTTGGCTTCTCTTAACCAGTGACGTTTATTGGGTGTACCCTCCTGAACATTACAGAATTAAACCTAAACCCAAGACCATCGAGCTATGGCAGTGGATCATGAAATTTGATGGTACATACTACATCACATCAAGTCTTTATCCTTCTGAAGAAGAAGTTAGAAGAGACTGTGGTGCGGGAGAAATCATAAGCAAAGCAGAGTGGACAAAAATAGAGGTATCAGCATGATAGATAAAAAATACAAAACAAGAGATGGAAGAGCAGCCCGGATTATTTGTACGGATAAAAAGGGGGAGAAGGACTATCCTGTCCTTGCTTTAGTGACAAATCAGTATGGCGGAGAGAACATGCAAATGTTAAGGGCAGATCTCCAACGCCCCACGGAGAATACACCATACCTGATCGAGGTCCCGCCCTACGACGATCTTGAAATAGATCAACCGGTGATTGTTTGGAATAAGCTAAGTCCCAAGGAGCGCCGTTATTTTTCAGGAGTTGATAACATTGGTAAGCCAACTGCATTCTCCGACGGTAGAACCTCCTTCACTCAGGGTGGCATTCAAAAGATACCTTGGGATCACTGCCGACCTGCAACCGAGGAGGAGATTAGGACGGGGGTGATTGAAGAGTAAAAGTTTATGGCAGTGCGGCGTGGAAAGCAGACACGCAGGGGAAGACAGACTAGATGATCCAATTAAAGTAGCTCGCGGATTGAAAGAGAGCACATCACGGCAAGGGAGTAATTACCCAACACAGTCGGGCAGATGTTGAACTAGTAACTGGTGCTTGAAGAGTGGTATCGGAGAGCACGAAGAAACCCACCACCATAGCAGGAGTAGCGCCCTGCCACTGCCACCTTATTAATGGAGAAGAAGATGAGTAAATACGCAGTAGTATCACAAGAAGATTTGGAGCTGATAAGAAGGGCTACCGCAGAATGCGCGGCAATACTTATCCCGCCAGATACCGAGAATGACAGAGAGCGGCTTCGCGGCATGGAAGGCTATTACGGCATAACGACACAAATTAAAATGCCCCTTCGGGGGCGGCTCTGCCGGACCTTCTGTAACGTCCACTTGAAGTGTAGTTAGAAGGCAAATAATGGAGAAGAATGAAAATGAAAGCACCAATCCACACGCTGGCTGATGATATTGCAGAAATGATTAATGACGACAGACTGGAGGACGCACTAAAAGAATGGGAGCGCGTAACAAAAGACCTGAAGATGTTTGAGTGTGCTGCTCTTAGAAATGAAATTCGTAGACGGACAGTCGATTAGCGCCTTCTAACGCCCACTTAACCGGACTGAACGGAGCGCCAGCGCAGTGAAGGTCCGAGTTGAAGTGATTGTTAGCAATAATTTGAGGATGAAGCTAATAGAGAGATAATTATTATGAAACACAACCAAACAATTAAACAAGCGATTGATGCTCTATTAGTTGCTATGAGTCACATCGACCCTTGTGATACAGACGCATTCACACAAGGAAATGA